AGATGCGGTAGATATTCGGTCATTTTTTGATAGTATTAACATAACCTTATACTTATTTATTACACATAGCATCCTTGAGGGGAATCAGACTAAGTGAAATAAGGATGGTTAATCCCAAATTTATTTCAAAATTCCTATGGCTAATTTTAGTCCAAGTAGGCTAGGTCTGGTTAACAATACAGGTACTGGCTACAAAGATTTATTCTTAAAAGTATGGAGCGGAGAGGTACTTTCAGCATTTAGAAAGGCTACAATCTTCGAGCCATTACATACAGTTCGCACTATCCAATCTGGAAAATCAGCACAATTTCCAATTATTGGACTTGCTAGTACTGCCTATCATGCGGTGGGAGAGCAACTTACTGGTTCAGCTATCAAACACGCTGAAGCTACCATAAATATTGATGACAAACTTGTCTCAAACGTATTTTTGGCCGACATAGAAGAAGCTATGAATCACTATGATGTGAGGTCAAAATATACAGAGGAGATGGGAAATGCTTTAGCCTATCGCTTTGACCAAAACGTAGCTGCTGTAATATGTCAGGCTGCTAGAACTGGTACAAACTTCAATACAGATTTAGCTGGTGGTACAAGAGTTAAGATTCTTAAGTCTGGTACAGCAAACACCGCTGCTGCTGTTGCAGCTGTTACTGGTGCTGATCTTGTAACTGCTCTTTGGACTATTGCTGAAACATTTGACAGCAATAACATTCCAGAAAACAACAGATACTTTGCACTTGATCCAGCAAACTACTACAAGCTTGCAAGAACAACTGATGTTCTTAACAGAGATTGGGGTGGATCTGGAGCATATGCTGATGGAACAGTTCTTAAGGTCGCTGGTATTACGATTATTAAATCTAATCATTTACCTAAGACAAACAGATCCGCAGTAACTGGAGAAAATAACACATATCATGCCAACTATACAGATAACATTGGTTTGGCATTTACTCCAGATGCAGTTGGAACAGTTAAGTTAATGGATCTTAAGATGCAGCAAACAGGAAATGATGTTTCCGCAATGTATCAAGGTACATTTATGGTCGGTTCTATGGTTCATGGTACAGGGGTCTTACGTCCTGACTGTGCTATTGAAGTATATGCAGCTAACTCATAAGTAGATATGATAGGGGAGTACACTTACTCCCTTATTATTATGCCTAGAGGTAAAGGAACTTACGGAACTAAAAAAGGTCGTCCTCCCAAAAAAGGAAAATAAATGGTACTTGCAAGAACATCTAAACTTCAAGCAGTCAATAAGGCTTTGCAAATGATGGGCGAAAGTCCATTAAACTCTTTGCAAGGTCTTCTTGGTTTGGGAAACTTAGCAGAAGAAACTTTAGATAGCGTTAGTCGCAAAGTACAAGCAGAAGGATGGTCATTTAATACTGACTATCAAATAACATTAACTAGAGATTCTACAACTAATGAGATTTCAGTTGGAACTAACGTCAGCAGAGTTGTTATTGATCCCTACGAATATTACGACATTGATGTTGTACAACGTGGAAGTAGATTATATGACAGAAAAAACAATACTTATGTTTTTTCAATAGATTTAAAAGCAGATATGACTGTCATTCTTGAATGGGAGGATTTACCAGAACACGCTAGAGTTTACATAATGACTAAAGCTGGTAAGGAATTACAGGAAAATATGATTGGAAGTAAAGATTTAACAGAGATAAATATGGTATTAGAGCAAGAAGCTAGAACACAATTTATAGAAGAAGAAACAACTTTAAGCGATCATAATATGTTAAGAGGTCACGCTCGAAAGAGCTATCCTGTTCAGGGATTTAGACCTATTAATGTTATGGAAAGATAATTATGGCATTAATTAGTAGTACTATTCCCAATATGATTAATGGGGTTAGTCAACAGCCTCCAGCATTAAGACTAGCTTCGCAAGCAGAATCAGTTATAAATTGTTTATCTTCTCCAGTAGAAGGGCTAACTAAACGTCCGCCATTTAATCACATAAAAAAGATATTAAGCGGATCAGCTGGATCTGGACACCCTTTTGTTGAAGTTGTAGATAGAGATGGAACTATTCAATATTTAATAATGATTAGAGATGGTGCTATAGATGTATTTGATTTAGATGGTAATGCACAAACAGTTGCAACTCCTAACGGAACTGATTATTTAGATATAGCCAATACATCAGAACCAGCAGATAAATTTAGAATTGCGTCAGTCGCTGATTACACTTTTATATGTAACAGAGAAAAAGTTGTAACAATGGATCATGCTGGTACTTACACGCAATCTGGAACAACAATAACTGTTAATTCTAATGGTCATGGATTAACATCTGGAGTAAAAATACAAATAGATTTCACATCAGGATCTAGTGTTGATGGCACATATGTTGCAACTGTTGTAAATGCTAATCAATTTACATTAACTGGAGCTTCAGCAAGCACCAGCGGTAATTGTAGGTTTAATGAATTGTCTCCAGATGTATCAGCAAAAGGTATTGTATTTATAAAAGCTGCTGACTACTCTACAACTTATGAAGTAAAAATAAAAAGTGCTGACGGATCTAGTACTTTAGCAACTGCATCTTACACAACTGCTGCTGTTGGAGGAGCATTACCAAACTCAGGTACTATTGCTACTGATTTAAAAAATGATTTAGCAAGTGCATTATCTAGTGGTTGGACGTTTACTGTAGATCAATACATTATTAGGATAGAAAAACAAGATGGAACTGATTTTGTTTTAGAAAGTAGTGATACTAAATCTGGAACTTTTACAAAAGCAATTAAAGGAGCAATAGATACTATTAGTGACTTGCCTACTTTATGTGAAAATGGATTTGTTGTTAAAGTGCAAGGATCTAAAACTACAAGATTAGATGATTATTACGTTAAGTTTGAAACTTCTAATGGTACAGGTTTTGGTTTTGGCATCTGGAGAGAAACAGTTGGGCCTTTAGAACCATATAAATTTAATAAATCAACAATGCCTCATGCGTTAGTTCGTGATGCTGCTACTGGTAATTTTACATTTCAAGAATTTGATTGGAGTCCTAGAATCGCTGGAGATTTAGCAACTGCTCCTACTCCTACTTTTGTAGGTACTACTATTAATAACATTAATACTTTTAGAAATAGGTTAATACTTTTAGCAGATGAAAACGTAATAATGAGTGCTGCTGATAGTTACGATAGGTTTTTTCCTGAGACAGTACAAACTATTGTTGACAGCGATCCTATTGATTTAGTTACAGGTGGTACTGAGATACATTTTCTAACGTCTAGTTTGGCCTTTGCTAATACTTTATTGTTATTTAGTCGGCATGGTCAATTTAGATTAGATGCTGGAGCGTCAACTATTGGAGGTGCTTTAACTCCTAAGACTGCAACTATTACAGCTATAACTACATACGAAACTGAACCAACAGTTGACCCTATTGCTGTAGGTCGAACTGTTTATTTTTCTGTTCCTAAAGGAGAGTTTAGTGGTTTGCGTGATTTTTACCTTCCAGATATAACTGCATCAGTTCCAATATCAGAAGAGGTTTCGTCAGCAGTTCCAAGATATATTCCTAGAAATATAACAAGTTTGATTAGTTCTGCATCAGAAGAAACTGTTATAGCTATAAGCAAAGATGAACCTAAACGAATTTATTTTTATAAATTTTTTTATGAAGAAGATGCTAAGCTGCAATCTTCTTGGTCATTTTGGGAACTTAAAGGAAATAAAACTGTAATTGGAGCTTCGATTATAGATAGTGATGTTTATTTTGTTATTCAATATACAGATGGAGTTTACTTAGAAAAATGCTCATTACGTCCAGAATCAGTCGATGCTGGTTCTAACTTAGAAATTTTATTAGATAGAAAAGTAGATGAAACTAAATGCCATATTAATGTAATTAATCAAGGTGGTGCTGGTGTTCAATCAGTTATATCTTTACCTTATCCAACTGCTACCGCTGGAATACAAATTGTTGTTGGTAGAGATGTTTCTGGTAATACATTGCAGCATGGAGAAGTAAAAGTTCCGAGTGCTGAAACTTTATCTGGAGCTACGCAATCAGGTTTTAGTGGTAACGGAACTATGACTGTATTGGGAGATTTAACTAACGCAAAGTTTTTTATAGGAGAAAGATATGATATGACTTACGAATTTAGTACACCATATTTAAAAGAGCAACCAACTGGTGGTGGTGTTGCGGTAGTTGCTGGCCCTCGATTACAAATAAGAACTTGGACATTTGTTTTTGACGATACCTCTGCATTTAAAATAAAAGTAACACCAAGAGGTAGAACTCCACAGACTTATCCTTATAATGGGTTTATTGTTGGTCAAAATCCTCCAGCTTTAGGTCAAGCACCTTTCTTGGCTGGTAAATTTAGAGTGCCTGTAATGGCACATAACAACGACACTAAAGTCGAAATTTTAAGCGATAGTCCACTACCCTGTCGTATTCAATCATCAGAATGGGAAGGATGGCTACACACCAGAGCAAGACGACTATAGGAAGGTTTACTTGGCGAAAGTCAATACTTTCTGACGTTGTAGAACTTGCAGCAAATATGCGACAAGAAGACAAAGAGGAAGTGTTAGCTTACTCTGGATCATCCCCGCAAGAAGCTTTGTTTTATTGTTTTTTTAATAGCCAACCTTGCATGACTATGATTGGTAGAAAAG